GGTACGAGCCGTCGAGCACGCGATTCACCCAGTCCTGGTGGGCCAGGTACCAATCCACCGTCTCGGCAATGCCCTGTTCGAAGCTGTACTTCGGCTGCCAGCCCAGCTCATCGCGCAGCTTGCTGGCGTCGATAGCGTAGCGGCGATCATGGCCGGGGCGGTCGGCGACGTAGGTGATCTGGCTCTCGCGCGGCTGGCCGTCCGCGCGCGGGCGGCGCTGGTCCAGCAGCGCGCAGATCGCCTTCACCACCTCGATGTTCTGCTTCTCGGCATTGCCGCCGACGTTGTAGGTCTCGCCCACCCTGCCCTTGGCCAGCACGGTGCGGATGGCCTCGCAATGGTCGGCCACGAACANCCAGTCGCGCACCTGTTTGCCATCGCCGTACACCGGCAGCGGCTCGCCGGCCAGCGCCTTGGCGATCACCAGCGGGATCAACTTTTCCGGAAAGTGGTACGGGCCGTAGTTGTTGCTGCAGTTGGTGGTCAGCACCGGCAGCCCGTAGGTGTGGTGGAANGCGCGCACCAGATGGTCGGACGCGGCCTTGGACGCCGAATACGGCGAGTTCGGCGCGTACGCCGTGGTCTCGGTGAACAGGCCGGTTTCGCCCAGCGNGCCGTANACCTCGTCGGTGGACACGTGCAGGAAGCGGAAGCNNTCCNNCGCCGCGCCCTNCAGCGCCTTCCAGTAATCGCGCACCNCTTCCAGCAGCGCCAGCGTGCCGACCACGTTGGTCTGGATGAACGCCGCCGGGCCATCGATGGAGCGNTCGACGTGGCTCTCGGCGGCGAAGTTCACCACTGCGTCNGGCCGGTGTTCGGCCAGCAACTGCGCCACCAGCGCGCGGTCGCCGATGTCGCCGTGCACGAACACGTGGTTCGGGTCGCCTTCGATCGATGCCAAGGTGTCGCGATTGCCGGCGTAGGTCAGCGCGTCGAGGTTCACCACCTTGATGCCGCGCGCCACTGCCTCCAGCACGAAATTGCCACCGATGAAACCGGCGCCGCCGGTAACCAACCATGTCGTCATGCGTGAACGATCCCTGTGATGCAGCTTGCAAGTACTCGCCCAAACGCAAAAACCCCGCCTGAAAGGCGGGGTTTCGGAAGCGGTTCCGGCATGGCCGAAACGCGTGTTTGGTCGGGGTAGCCGGATTTGAACCGACGACCACTTGTCCCCCAGACAGTCGGCCAGTCACGCGCAAGGCAATGATTCGCAACGGAAACAGGGCTGGAATCGCGCTCCCGGAACCGTCAATTCCGGCCCATGCGAATCAATAGGTTGCATCGCGATAGGGTGCTGCACCGAACCCCTTAATTCACGAATCCAGCCGAATAACTAGCGAGTCCCGGCCGCCGCCATCCATGGCAGCAGGGAATGATGGCCGGGAGGGCAGGATTGCGCGGGTGGGCTGGGGTGCAAGTTCGCTACCGGGGGTCAGTTACAGCACTACCCCTCGCGCCCGAAGGTCCGCGATCAGCGTACCCACCACGTCCGCCAGCTCCGCTACCGCAACCCGTGTCCGCGTCGAACGTGCGATCCGTGGTGACATTCGTGGCGGTATAGGTCGCAGTCGCAGGCCCGCCGATCAGCACGAAATCCGCCGCGACACCGGCGTTGGCGACGCGCTGGTAAATCTTGCCGTCGCCCTGCTCACGGATCAGCGCCCCTAGCGGCCATGCAACTGCCGGGGCAGGCGGCAGACCAGCGCCACGATTCTGCCGTCCCAATCCGTTGATGATCGAGCTAGTGCTGTTGTTGGTCAGGGCACGTAGGCCAGCGCCCGTGTAGTTCACTTCCGCCGACCCCACGTTCGAGCCGATGGTCACGTCGCTGCCGTTCTCGACTCCGAGCAGGCGGACACGCTGGCAGTAGTCGATCACCGCCGCGTTCCCGGCAGGCTTGCCGAAGATGCGGCCCACTTCAACGTCGATGACGCCAGAGGCATTGGAGTTGGCGCTTTGGATGCGCAGTCCGTTGTTCGCGTTCGCCTGATAGATCGCGCCGATCTTGACGTGCTGGATCGCGCCTTCCGCGTTGGATTCGATCAGCACCACGTCACCGGCATCAACGGCGAGATATCCGTTCTTGGCCGTATCGGTGGCGTAGTAGATGTTGTCGATGGTCACGTCGCGCATCAGCCCGCGCAGGCGCGCAACCGGCAGCCCCGAGGCTTGGGCCGCAGTCACCCGCAGGTTGCCAATCTCGACGTTCTGGACGGTGCCTGTTGCAGTCCCGTAAATGTCCAGCGCAGCCACGCTGAAGAAGGAGAACTGGGTGCGCGGCATGTAGATATCTTCGACACTTCCGGTTTGATCGGCACCGCCCAGTTTCACCGGGGTCTGGAAGCCGTTGAGGACTACCTGCCCGAAGAAGGACAGGCGCGATCCAGCCAGCACTTCGATCCCGACACCGACCGTCTGCGCGGCCGAAGCCGAAGCCTGAATCGGCCCATAGAAGTAGATGTTCTCTGGCTTGGCGGTGTCATCGAACTGCATGAACGCATCGCAATCACCCGCCGCAGAGAACTCGCCGTCGATGTACCACGTCGAGGCGTTCGCGTCGTCGTCGATGATGATGGGCGCATTGAACTGCCAGAACAGCCGGCCGCCCGTCTTAACCACGCCTGCCTGCCCATCGTAAGGCCGGGGGATGCGGATGGTCTTGGTGCGGAAGCTGGTCATGCCCCGCTTGGCGAAGTCCCACCGCTCGTTGATGTATCCGTTGGTGGACTTGAACCACGCGAGGTTGTATTCGTTCGGGGAGTTGTCGAGATTGACCGTGCCGTCTCCGTCGAACACTTCCTGATTACCGGCGGTGATCTGTCCCAGCACGGTCAGGGTGACGCCCGTGGCGATGCTGAAAATCGCGCCCCTGTGTACGTCTAGATCGACATTCGCGGGAATCGTGGTGTCCTCGGTGATGCTGATGGTCCCCGGCGTGGCAATCAACCGTCCCCCACCGGAAGGAACCTGCGCCAGCGCCGTCGCAAAGTCGGTTCGGTCTGCGATGGAGACGGACTCGCGCGCCTTGTCCTGCACCGTCCGCGCGACAGTGCCGGTGCCGGACTGCTGGAAGCCGACGAGGGATGCGCCGGTGCTGGCGGCGAGTGCGCCAGTGGTTGCCAGCGTGCGTTGCAGCGTGGAGCCGCCGCCATCGCGCAGGTAGACGCTAACCGTGCCGTCGATGTTCTGGACGGCAAACGCCTGGCCGGCGACGGTCGCAGCCTCGCCCGCCGCAACGCTCGCATAGGTCGGGCCGCCGGCAGACTCTGCAAGCGCAGCCGATGCGGCAGCATCCACGGCACTGTCAGACGCATTGCCGGCCTGTGTGGTTGCGGTGGTGGCAGCAGACTGTGCGGCATCGCGGGCCGACTCTGCGGCAACCTTCGCCGCCGTCGCTTCCGGGGTTACGTCACCGGTCGGGCCTGCGGGGCCGGTTGCACCGGTAGCACCGGTAGCCCCTGCCGGGCCTTCAGGGCCAGTCGGGCCAGCGGGACCAGTTGCGCCAGTGGGGCCGGCCGGGCCGGTGGTGCCGAGCGGATTAACGGTGCCGGTTTCGTCCTTGTATGACGGCGTGCCATCGGACTAGATGAATACCGAAATCTTCCCCGCCGCAGGCGTGGCAACATCCGCCGATGCCGTTTTCTTGAACGTCCACCACGCCATCAGCTTGCCTCCACAAATGCGCCATTGATTTCAAGTTCGCCTTCCACTTCAACTGGAAGGCTCCACAACACTTGCGTGTTCGCGTGTACCACGAACTTTTCCCCTGCCGCGATGAACAGCGGCACGCCCTGCTGCGTTGTCTCCTTCAGGGCGACGGTGCCGCTGTCATTGGGGAACAAATACCACTGCTTCGCCGCCACACTTTCCGCGCTCAACTTGGCGTTTATGCCAAGCCAGAACTCGGTTTTCTGGGTGCCGTAGAGCGTGCTATCGAGGTTTGCCATTAAGCCCCTTTCACAGCTTCTATCTATATTTGCGCGGTCGCTGCAACCACAAGCGTTGTGGCGTTGCGAATCTCAATCTAGAAGGTACATTGCTCGCTGCCGACAACCAACTATTTTGTCCACTGCCGCGAAGAAGAAAGGGGTAGCCAGCTTCCCGCTGTGCCGGTAGAGAGTGAGCCAGATATGATGGTGGCGCGGCACTCGTAATCTGACGCCGAGCCGGCAGCCAGCCAGCTTTGCAGGGTGCTGTAGCTCGCCCCCTATAGCTACTCTGCAACTCCGCTGGCGTTGAGGCGAAACCCAGCCGTGGCGACTCCTGATTCAACAATATGCTAGATAAGATAATCGCTGAGACTGACTCGCCGCCACACCACAACCCACGCGCCAGCGGCCCGGCGGCGGATGGTTTCCACGTCCACCCACGCGCCAGACAGCCGGCGCTTGAGCGTGGTTGTAATGTCTGCAAACGATCCCGAAGCCTTGCGCTTGAGCGTCATGGGTCACCAAATCCACAGGTCGCCATCGCCCGAGTCAGCGCCGGGGTCGCCGGACTGGACGAACGTGCGCGGGATGCGGGTTGTACCGGTGCCGTCCGCATTGGTCAGGGCGGGGGTTCCGGTGAACGTGGGCGATGCGATGGGCGCGAAGTAGCTGGCGTGCTGGCCGTCCAGCAGGTCGGCGTCCAATCCAGACGCCGCCCCGTCAACGGTCAACAGCTTGGACAGCACGTCGCCTGCGGTGTAAGCAGACGCCGCCAGTGCGCCCAGGTTCGTGCGTGCGGTCGTCGGGTCAATCGCCCCGGTTCCGCCATTGGCAACCGCGAGCGTCCCGCCCAGCGTGAACGTGCCGCTACCGGTGATCGGCCCGCCGGATATGCTCAGGCCGGTTGTGCCGCCGGAGAATGCAACGCTGGTTACTGTGCCGAAGCTCTGCGCCTTCACGTATGCCGTGGTGGCAAGGCGGGTGCTGTTGTCGCTAGTGGATGGCGTCGGAGCCGTGGGCGTGCCGGTGAAGGTCGGGGAGTTGACATCCGCCTTGGTGGACGGGGCCAGCGCATGCCACGCCTACAGGTTGGCGGACAGGGCCGGGGTGAACGAACCGCTGCTGACAACCGGGCCACCCGTGAACGAAATACCGGTCGCGTTGGCGATATCCACGCTGGTGACCGTGCCGCCACCACCACCGCCACCGCCGCCCGTATTGGTGATGGTGATTTCCGTGCCGCTATCGGACAGGCTGATACCGACGCCGGCCTTCAGCGACTTGAACTGCAAGTCATCGGACACCTTCGCGGAGAACACGCCAGNGCCAGCGCCCAGATTCGATGCCGTGCTGGTGCCGCCTGCCGGGGTCGCCCAAGAGCCGTCACCACGCAGGAAGGTGGTGGCGGACGCGGTGCCGGTCGCGTTGACCTCGGAGACACTGATCGACGGCGTAAGCGTCACCGTCACGTCGCCAGCCGCGCGGGTCAGGGTCAGCAGCTTGGTGGACGTGTTGTAGCTGGCCCCGGTGATCGTCTGGCCGTAGCTGGCCGAATCGGTCGCAACGCTGCCGTTGGCAAGGTCGGTGAACTTGAACCCGCCCATGCTGATATCGGCGGTTGCGCTATTCTGGCCGCCCTTGTGCAAGCAGGCATTGATGCCACTGGCAAGGTCAAGGTCGTGCGTATCGTGACGGCTTGCCACGATCTTGATATTGGCGGACAGGTCGTTCTACCAGACCTGATTGCCCGTGTAGACGCCATTCGTGCGGGTGAAAACACCACCAGACCATGCCATTTAGTTGACTCCCGCTTTTCTGAATCGAAGGTTCGTTGAATACCAGTTGACCCGCTGGGCGCGCTGGTTGATGCGGACGGACATCGTGAGCGAATAGCCAATCGCGTTGACGTTCTTCCAGCCCGTCTGCGTCACGCTGTCACCCTGCGCGCCGGAGTCCCAATAGGCTACATCCCACTCTGCCGTGTCCCATTCCGCGCCTGCCGGGTTGGGGTCATCCACCAGCGTTGCCCGCAGCGCGCTGTTGAAGTCTGCGAGGCCGTCATAGACGAACGATGCAGGGGTCAGCACGTTGGATACCACGGTGCCCGCCGTGAGCTGCTTACGCATGGCCCGGCTGCCCATCGAGTTGAACGCCGGGATGGCCCACGACAGGATGCGCGCCCCGTTGTCGCTAGCGCCGGCATCGGCCAGGCACACATTCCCGAATGCGTCCCCGAAATACAGCCGGTTGCGGAATACGCAGAAGGTCCGCGCGTTCCAGCCGTTGAACTCGCACCAACCGCCCGTCGAAGTCTCGCGGACGTGCTGGATCGAGGTTTCCGTTGAGGTGGGAACGTTGACGATGAACATCTGCCCGGAGGGGTACAGCGTGGCCTCCCAGCCGTCGAACGTGCCGTATTGGGCCGGAGCGTCCTTGCTCGCCCGGATGATCTTTGCCGAGTAGTTGGATTTTTCCGAGTAGCGGCCATCCTTCAGTGCGACAGACAGGTCGATGTATCCGTCACGGGTCAGGATGATTTCCGTCCCCGCCACCTTCGCATGGGCGCGCGGGCCGAGCGGTTCGCCAATCTGGAACTTGCCGATCAGCGTCCAATCGTTCACCTCGCCGGGGTCGGAGCCCTGATAGACCAGCGCTTCACCCGTGGAGAAGATGAAAACGGCCAGATCGTCAATGCCAGAACCGCTATCCAGCGTCCACGTCAGCATCTGCACCAGCGTGCCGCCGCGCGTGAGCTGCGACGACATGTCGAACTTGGTGATTTGGCCCTGATAGGAACCTGCCTGCGCATACCAGAACACCTAGCCACGCTGCGGCCAGTAGTACACGCGACCCTTGAACGAGTTGACGCCCCACATGGTTTCAGGCGCGAAGTCGTCGGGCGAGCCGGTGTAGTTGGCCGCCGTCATGGTCGCGCCGTCGAACACCTGCGGCGGGTCCTCGCCATTGACGAAAATCAGCTTGCCGTTGTGGTTCGCCTGCTACCAGCGGTCGGAGCGATAGCCGGATGCAATCTGCACCGGGTTGACCGTGACATCCCACCACGCCCCGTTGGCAGCGGCCAGCAGCAGGTTCGTGGGGCCGGCGAAGGCGGCCAGCGTTTCCACCGGCCCGCCGAGTCCAGACTGCGAGACGGCATAGCCGCCACGGCTCTGCACATAGCTTCCGCGCGGAATCCAGTTGACCAGCTTGACCGCATCATCCTGCGGCATCTTGTCGAACGCATCCCGTGCGTTCCACCCGCCAACCGGGGCGGGAATGGCGACTGCGCTCATACCCAGAGGTTCGTGTAGGGGGGCGGGACGTGGTAGGTCATGGCCCCGAAGCGGATGGCCTTAGACCCGGCATCGCGGCCACGCAGCAGGTTCGCGTGCCGCTGGTATAGCTGTTGGTCTACCTGCCAGTCCTCGATGCCCTTCTCCTTCTTCCAGCGCCATTTGGTCGCCAGCTTGATGAGGCGATCATCGAGCGTCCACACATCCGTATCGGCGGTGGCGGACGCCTTCGGCACGCCAGACCCGTCCTGCCACGGATAGGAGGACACATACTCGAAGGTCATCACGTCGCCGGGGCTCTCGCCCAGCGTGCGCAGCGTGCCGATCAGGCGGGCGCGGTATTCGTGGATGCCGTCGCCAATGGCGCGCTATGCAGCCCAATCCTGCGGGCCGAAGGGGAAATCGACCTTGCGTGTCCCCACCCATGCCGTATCCGGCACGTAGGCGAGGAAGTCGGCAGGCAGGGTATAGTCGCCGCTACCGTCCAGCGCAATCGACGCAAACCGGCGCGTACCGGTCAGGCCAATCTCGCGGATGTCATCACTCGCGGCGTTTGCGAGGGCGACCAGTTGCGCGTCGTCCGGGTTCGTGCTGCTCGTGTAGCTCGTCGGCACCAGAAACCCGCTCTCCTGCATCACTGAGTCCAGAATCGTTTTCAGGGACGCCATCTTCGATTTCCTTCGTGATGCTGTTGTAGGGGTCGATGCGGATCAATACGGTACGTTTCATGCGGCCACCATTGCGCCATCGACAAGGCGCATCCTCGGCTTGGACAGGGTGCGGAACCGTAGCGCCAGCGCACGCCATGACGACAGTTCAGCGGGCACGGTGCTGCAATCGGCCAGCAAGTCCAGATCAGTGAGTTTCAGCTCCCGCAGCTCGGCCAGTTCCGCAGGGGAAATGCCGGGCAGCAGGTCGATGGATGGCGCGGCGCGCTTGGCTTCCTGCGCCTGAAACCACGCCCACGCACGCGGGAACATCGCGCGGTGTTCGTCGGTAAGGGGTTCGGACACAAAGTCCCGTTCGCCTGCGTTGCGCTTGGCAATCATCAGGGTGTTCACATAGCGCGGACGGCCAGTCGCGGCGGTCAGCTCGGCGTCCAGACTCGCGCCCTGATAGATGGCAACCTCCAGATCGGGGGCCTTGCCGAACAGGGTTGCGGCGGTCTGTTCGTCCTCGGATCGCGGGGCCGGGGCCGTTTCGCGGATGAATCGAAGCATGGTCACTCCAGAAAAGAGGGGGCGAGTCTCCCCGCCCCCTCGGTCACTCAGGACGCCAGAATCACGCCGTTGCGGGCGCGGTCGTTGCAGGTCAGGTTGCCGGCAACCCAGATCGGCACGACCTCGTAATCCGCATTGGTCACGGTGCGGGCATCGCCCACGTCGAACCAGCGGTCGGAGGCGTAGCGGAACGACAGGCTGTCCGTATCCAAGAAATACATGCTCTTGGTCGGGCAGTTGAAGTCGTAGAACACTTCCTTCGACTTGTAGGCGTAGGAGGTGAAGCCCGCGTCCGCAGACTTGGCAGAGGTGATGCGCTGCAACGGCTGCAACGAATCCTCATACAGCCGGAACAGGGTCGCGCCGGCAATGATGATGTCCGCCGTGTCGGAACCGCGATTGATCGCAAGCTCCATGTCGTTCATACGGCCCTGAATGTTGTCCTTGGTGGTCGAAACCGCCGCAGAGAACTTGTTGCGCCACCAGGTATTCGCCACCTGGTCGATGCCGCCCACGGTGCCGGCTGCGGTCGGATCATTGGCGCAGATCAGCTTCAGGCCAGAGAACTCCTTCGAACCGTAGGCGGTGCCGTCGGAGAAGATCGACGCCGCAAACATGTTCTTCAGGGTGGCGATGGCGTGCTTTTCCTTGGTCGCCATCAGGTCAACGGCCTGCGCGCTGCCACGGTTCTGCAACTTCTCCAGACCCGACCAAGTGATGAACGCGCCGAGCTGGCGAATCTGCCACTCGGAGGCGTCCAGCACTTCGGACGCGGTGTCCGGGGTGAAGGTGTCATAGCCGCTGTAGAACTTGGCGGAGCTGTTGCTGCCGTACATGATGGGCTCAAGGAACGAGCGCCCACCGCCGAAGCCTTCACGGATCAGGCCCTTCTTGTCCATGCGGGCAAGCAGGGGGTTATGGTTGGTGACGGCATCCGCAACGGACTTGCGACGGTTGCGGAGGGTA